CAATGAATGGTTCAAGATTGACATTGACAAGGTGAAAGAAATGTTCTATCACTTTGACGATAACAACATCAACCAGTAACAAGGAGACCTACCTATGCCTAATCATACCGACAACAGGGTCATTCTGTCACATGAAGACCCGAAGCAGATCGACATGATCTACAACATCATGAACACAGAGGATACGCCACTGTGTCAGACTCTGATCCCAATGCCACAAGAGTTGGAAGGCACAGAAGGCTTGTCTGATGGCCCCAACTGGTACAACTGGCGGCTTAGTAATTGGGGTACAAAGTGGGACATCTATGACGCACACTGTGAACGTGCCGGTGAGAACCAGCTTAACATCTCATTCCTGTCAGCGTGGTCACCACCTGATCGTATCTTCCACAAGCTGGTAGACATGGGCTTTGACATTGATGCGCGTTACTTTGACGAGGGCTGGATGTATATTGGCTGGTTCGTACACGAGGATGGGCAGATTCTGGACTACTGTGAATCTGACATTGACCTTGCCATTGCCACACACCCACAGCTTGATGAAGAGTTTAGCATTAGTGACATGCAAGCTGAGTTCGACTACGAAGAACAGGAAGCAAACACAGGAGCAATAGCATGATTGGAATCCTGGCTGTGGCAGCTTTCGCCATGTTCATGCACGACAATGCTGAGTTCATTGGTGACATGAATGACAAGTACGAGATGGGTTGTACCTTCACCTATCAAGGCAAGACCATTGCAAGGGATGACGTACCTAACATCGCCATTGATGACACGTACATCTACTTTACGATGGAGCCATGCTATGAATAGGTTCTTACTAGACCATCATCCCAAGGCCATAGCCAAGCAGCTATGTGACCAGCACATTGTGAAGATGCCACTAGAGGAAGCGCAGATGTTATGCACCAGCCTGTGGCATCATGCACCAGAGTACGCAGCAACAAAGAACTTGTATAAGCCTGTGCATCAGAAGCACCCATGCACATTGTGGGCAATGCGTAGCCAAGCTAACTACGTTTATGCTTTCAATCTGTACGCATCTATGCTAGAAGAATATACATATCGCTACGGCAAGGTACATGGTGCAAGCAAACACTTCATGGCATTGGCTGACGGCAAACAATTCCTGCCTGTCGATGCCATCAACCACGTCACCAAGCATCCCGAATGCTTTAGTGGTATGGATCACTTGAAGACAGACGAACACTGGCCTATCAAATCATATCGTAACTTTTATATTGCAGATAAGGCTAGGTTTGCAAGGTACAACAAAGGTCGGGATATTCCTGGCTGGATGAAAGGAGCAACACAATGAGTGAGCAAAAAACTGAATGGGAACTGAAGCGCGAAGCAGCAACCGATTGCTGGAAGTCTATGACACCACACCAGCAGGAAGCTATGATGACACTGCTCAAGGCATGGGTGCCTATTCGCACTCGTGTGAGTGAGTTGGTTTCACTCGACTACGATGACTTACGCGCAGTTGACCAAGCATGGTGGGGCGTGAAACACGCACTCGTAGACAAGGATGTCGAGATCAAAGAGTGGGACTTTTAGATGCCTAGAAGTATCAAGGAAACACTGGTAGCCGTGTCGAAGAAAGACCTAGACGAACAAGTAGAGTGGTACTTACAACAGTACCACCCTCTTGGGTACGACACACGAGTCGATAGAACAACACACGATCCTGAGACTGGTCGATATACGGCAGTCATGTCTCGCTGGGATTCTTGCGATTAGGAGAAAAATAACATGGACATCATCATTGCAATCGTCGGCATGGTTATTCTGCTGGCATTCGGACTATGACTAGCTTCAGAGAAATGGTTGGTGATTACTATTCATCCTATGAATACAAAGAGTTGCGGGATGAAACTAAAGCTAACTATGAATATATAATTCGCCAGGTTTTGGACACAAAGATTGATGGTCAAAACTTTGGCAGGGTGGATGTCAATAAACTGACAAGCAAAATGTGCAAACTTGCATACGATGAATGGTGTGAGAGGGGCATCCACTTTGCCAACAAGGCGATGGCTATTGCGCGAGTCGTGTATAATCACGGCTTGCGTATGGAGATGGTCAGTCGTAACCCATTCAATGCTGTGCGTAGGCGTACACCTAAGAGTAGAACAACCCTGTGGGAAAAGGACGACATCATGCAGCTATTGGATACAGCATACAGTGACTTCAACACACGCAATCTGGGCTTGATTGCACAGATGGCATACGAATGGTGCCAGCGTGTGGGCGACATGCGCCTACTCAAGTGGGACAACATTGACTTTGATGAGCAGCGCGTACACATACTGCAGTCAAAGCGTAGGGCAGAGGTGTACCTACCCATATCGGATGATCTGATGGAGATGCTGACCCAACAGCATGAAGACTTTGGGTTCCAGGAATATGTCGCCCCTCGTCCGAATCCTATTGATGGGAAGTATGAACCATACACCATCTTCAAGATGTCGAAGCATGGACGCGCACTGATTCGCAACGCTGGGTTGCCTGATACTCTCCGACTGTCTGACCTGCGACGTACTGGCACAACCGAAATGGTGCAAGCTGGTGTAGGAATAGGACAAATCATGTCGGTTACAGGACATGCTAACCCACAATCGGTCAAGCCGTACATCAAAAACACATACGATGCTGCAAATTACGCATTGACAAAACGAAACAGTCATGGTAAAAGCACATTAGATGCCGCAAACGAAGGGGATATATAATGTATAATATATATAATATAGTAAATGATATATCATTATATATCGGTGAATCTAAGCGTATCAACTGTCCTGTATGTAAAGGGTACAAGACATTCACTGTATCGAACATAGGTGGTAACATCGTATGGAATTGTTACAAGGCATCCTGTGGTGTCAGTGGTGGCAAGCGTGTAGGCATGACACCTGACGACATCAAGCGTATGAAGATGCAGCAGGAGACAAAGGTAGAAGAATTTAAATTGCCCCAATACATCGTACCAAACAAAAACCTCTTGCAATTCAATCGGTGGTGTGCTAGATGGGGTCTAAATGAAAAGGAATTGGGATTACTGTACGACGTAAAGGAAGACCGTGTTGTATTTCCTGTCGTGCATGACAACAAGATTGTTGACGCTACTGGTCGGGCGTTAACAAAGCGACTCCCTAAATGGCGAAGGTATGGGTCTTCAGGTTTCCCTTATACCAGTGGCCAAGGTGATGTCGCCGTGGTTGTTGAGGACTGTGTGAGTGCAGCTGTGGTAGGCAGTGAGAAATTTGTCGGGGTCGCACTGCTAGGCACAACATTGCTTGAAGAACACAAGCATTATCTCACACGGTTCTCAGCAGCTATCGTTGCACTAGACCCTGACGTGCTGACCAAGACCATCGCAATGGCGAAAGAGTTGCGTAGTCACATACCAAACGTGAAGGTGTTGCGCCTTGAGGAAGACTTGAAGTATTGCAACCCGACAGACATAGAGAAACTTGAACAGCTAGGAGCAACACAATGGAACTAATGGAACTATCACTGGTCAGGAGTCTGATGAACAAGGACTTCTACGAAGATCATCGTGGGGCTAGGTGTCCCGACAGATTGTTCAGCACAGACGTGCGTAAGATTAAGAAGGCAGTTGATGTGGCAATGGATCGGTACAATCGTACTGTTACCCCCGAAGAGGTACAGGCACTGTTCGTATCCAGCAACCCATCCATGACGCCAGCGCAGCGTGAATCGTACAACAGTATCTTTCACTCTATCCAGCGCACTGAACCCTTGGGTAATGATGTAGCAGGAGAGGTGCTTTCTCGCCTGTTTCAGCAGGTTGTGGGGGCAGAGATTGCAGAGTTGGGGTTCGACTACGTGAATGGTGACAAGGCCAGTCTGGAACCCTTACAGCAGCTTCTGGAGAAGTATGGTGATGACTTCACGCCCAAGCTGAATATCGAATGGGACGACATATCCATCGACACCATCATTGCGAAGAATGATCTGGAAGCACGATGGACATTCAACATTCCTGCCCTGACACGTAAGGTCGAGGGTGTAAACGATGGACATCTGATTGAGATTGGTGCCAGACCGAATACAGGTAAGACATCATTCCATGCCAGTATCATTGCAGGACCAGGTGGTTTCGCGCATCAGGGTGCCAACTGTATCGTCCTGTGTAACGAGGAAAGCTACCATCGTGTGGCAGCACGTTACCTGACAGCAGCAACTGGCCTCACCATGTGGGAAGTAAAGAATGATCCAGCCAAGGCACGTGATCTGTATCGTCCTGTGTATGACAAGATTCGCATCAAGGATTCCACAGGCAGGGACATGGCATGGGTAGAGAGTGTGTGCAAGTCATACAACCCTGATGTATTAGTGCTTGACATGGGCGACAAATTCGCTACAATGTCTGGCTACTCACGGCCTGATGAAGCACTCAAGGCTAATGCCATCTACGCTAGGATGATTGCCAAGCAGTATGGTTGTGCTGTATTCTATATGTCACAGTTGAGTGCAGAGGCAGAGGGTAAGACAGTCCTGAACCAGAGTATGATGGAAGGTTCACGTACAGGTAAGGCAGCAGAGGCAGACCTCATGGTGCTGATCGCCAAGAACCCACAAGTTGATGGGCAGGACGAGGAAGACACACAGCGTCACCTGTGCGTAGTCAAGAACAAACTGACTGGCTGGCATGGCAGGGTACACTGTGAACTGAATTACACTATTGGCAGATACGAGGTATAGATATGAAACTTACACTTGACGTAGAGAATACCGTCACACAGCGTGACGGCAAGATGCACCTTGATCCATTCGAGGCAGAGAACTCGCTGGTCATGGTTGGTATGCTTACTGACCAAGGTGTTAAGCGTGTGGTTACGTTTGACCACGGTGAGATAGATGCAGATGAGAATGGGCATGTATTGGTACAAGAGTTCCTAGATGCTGCTACTATCCTGATCTGTCACAATGCAGCCTATGATTTGCTGTGGCTGTGGGAGTCTGGCTTCAAGTATGATGGGCCAGTCTTTGATACAATGCTTGCAGAGTATGTGCTGCAGCGTGGCGTCAAGGAACCCCTGTCTCTTGAGGCATGTGCTGAGAGGTATGATCTTGATACCAAGAAGCAGGACACGCTGAAAGAATATTTCAAGAAGGGCATGGGTGTTCGTGACATTCCATACAATGAACTCACTGAGTACTTGATTGCTGACCTTGAGGCTACACAGCAACTGGCAGACAAGCTGATGCTTCGGCTGAATAGTCAGGACGATGCTGGCTTGCGTGGTACAGTTGACCTGACCAATCAGGTGGCTACATGTCTGGCACGTATCTATCAACGTGGCTTTGCAGTTGACCTGTCAAAGCTGGACGAGGTGCGCCAGGAATTTGAGCAAGAGAAGCAGGAACTTATGGAAAGCCTACAGTCTCAGGTTCGTGAACTGATGGGTGACACGCCCATTAATCTCAACAGTCCAGAGCAACTGTCGTGGGTAATCTACAGCCGCAAGGTAAAGGATAAGAACCTTTGGTCTAACACGATACATCCCTACATGCGCGACACACCCTTCAAGGACTTGGTGCGTAGCCAGACAGAGTATCTATATAAGACAGAGGCAGTGCAGTGTAGTGCCTGTAAAGGCACAGGTTATATTCGTAAGGTGAAGAAGGATGGCACACCCTTTGCCAAGCCTAACAAGTGCATCACCTGTGCAGCCAGTGGCTTCCTGTTCAAGCCAACTAAAACAGTGGCTGGTCTGAAGTTTACACCACCCAATGCCAAGTGGACTAGTGCAGGTGGCTTCAGCACAAGCAAGAACAATCTTGAGATTCTTGAGAAGGCAGCTAAGAGTAAGGGAATGGACGACGCTGTATCATTCCTGCGCGATATTCGCAGACTATCTGCTGTGGAGACTTACCTGTCATCCTTTGTTGATGGCATTCGTGTCCACACAAAGCAGGATGGCAAGTTGCATGTCAGACTATTGCAACATAGGACTGCCACTGGACGCCTGTCAGGTGCAGACCCCAACATGCAGAACATGCCACGTGGTGGTACGTTTCCTGTCAAGAAGGTGTTTGTATCTCGCTGGCCAAATGGCAAGGTATTGGAAGCAGACTTTGCACAGCTTGAGTTTCGTGCGGCTGCATTCCTGTCACAAGATGGAGTAGCTATTGAAGAAGTATCTACTGGATTTGATGTACACGCATACACCGCTAAAGTTATTACCGATGCTGGTCAGCCTACGGATAGACAGACAGCGAAGGCGCATACATTCGCGCCGTTATATGGAGCAACGGGATTCGGCAGAACGCCAGCAGAAGCAGAATACTACACGCACTTTACGGAGAAGTATCAAGGCATCGCAGATTGGCATACCCGACTGGCTAAAGAGGCTTTGACCACAGAGATGATTACTACACCCTCTGGTCGTCAGTTTAAGTTTGATGGTGTCCAGCGTCTTGAGAGTGGCAAGGTTACTAACTTTACGCAGATCAAGAACTATCCTGTGCAGTCATTTGCTACGGCAGACATTGTGCCTATTGCCCTGCTTCACATTGAGAAGCTACTTGTAGGTATGCAGTCTTGTGTAGTCAACACTGTGCATGACAGTATCGTTATCGACGTACACCCTGATGAAGAACAGCAGGTTATTGATATCATTAAAAAAACTAATGGTGATCTTCCTGGTTTAATTACAATGAGATGGGGCATAGTCTTTAATGTACCACTCGAACTTGAAGCCAAAATAGGTGAAAATTGGCTTGACACAAAAGACGTAGTGTGATAAAACTACGGTTCTATTTTCCACGAAAGGAGCAAATATAAATGAGTGAACTTGCAGTAATTGATTCCAACAACTATGCAGCTATGGCACAAATGCTAGGCATGGCTGCAGATACAGGTGAGAGCAAGAGTAGCCTTGCCCGTATCAAGATTCACAGTCAACCCATCAAGGGTAAGGCAGAGATTAATGGTAAGATGATGAATGTCGATATCGTGTCGGCTGGTTCATTCTTCTTGGCAAACATCGAAGGCAAGACTGTGTACGCTGAGAAGATCAGGATGCGCCTGTTCATGCAGAGGTTTCTGTACCAGAAGTATGATCCGGTCAACAAGAACTATGTGAAGACAGTCATGGCAGAGAATCTGGACATTGACCTTAAAGATAACCAAGGCAACTTCAACTGTGGTAAACCTTCTGGTTACATCAAGGACTTCGATGCTTTGTCTGACGACATGCAGACTCTCATTCGTTCTATCAAGCGTACCCGTTCTATGTATGGGACTGTTACCTTTGTAGATGCAAAGGATGAAGAAGGCAATCCTGCTGAACTTGTGGACACACCCTTTGTGTTTGACGTGGCAGTAAAGGAAGGCTACAAAAACTTTGGTGATGCGTCAAACAAGTTTGCGCAGCATCGTCGTCTTCCCATAATGCACGACATCATTGTGTCTACGGCTGAACGTAAAGGCCCGAATGGCCCTTACTATGTGCCAGTCTGTGAAGCAGACCTTGACACAATCCATGAGATTACGGAAGCAGATCAACAGCTACTCAGGGACTTCCAAGCTGTGGTCGAGAACCATAATCGTAGGGTGCTGTCTGACTGGGACGAGAAGCATGTTCAGAAGGCTACGCAAGAAGAGAAGGAACTTGCTGAATCTTTTGTTGACGTTAATGTTGAAGAGGTAGAATGATATGAATCACCCAGCTGAACTGGCGTTGCATAAGTATATGGATGACGCTGCCAATGGTAAGTCAACCATGTCCCAAGAGACAATCAAACAGATTGGTTTGGATGTCATGGGTGCGCTTGCACGTCAGTTTGGCGGGGCAGACAAGCGAGACTTCAGGCTACGTATGTCGAACATTGGTAGGCCCACGTGCCAGCTATGGTTCGAGAAGAACAAGCCTGAGACAGCACTGCCTCGTCCAACCACATTTGTCATGAACATGATGCTTGGAGATATTGTGGAAGCAGTATTCAAAGGGCTACTGAAAGAAGCAGGAGTGGAATATGGTGATTCGGAAAGTGTATCTCTTGATATCGGAGAGCATACAATTAATGGAACATATGACCTTACTATTGATGGTGCTGTTGATGATGTCAAGTCAGCATCTGATTGGTCTTATCGTAACAAGTTTGCATCGTTTGAAACACTACATAGTGGAGATGCTTTCGGTTATGTGGGGCAGTTGGTCGGCTATGCTACGGCTACTGGACTAAAACCTGGTGGTTGGTGGGTAGTCAATAAAGCGAATGGTAGCTTTAAGTATGTTCCAGCTACGGGTGTAGACACTGAAAAAGAAATGATGAAGATCATGAAGACAGTGAAGACTGTCGATGACAATAAGTTTCAGCGTTGCTTTGAACCTGTAGAAGAAACATTCAGAGGCAAGCCGACTGGTAACAAAGTCCTAGCCAAAGAGTGTTCGTTCTGTGACTATCGCAAAGCATGTTGGCCTAACATGAAAGAGTTGCCAGCAGTGAAGTCACAGGCAAAGGAACCAAAGATTGTTTCGTATGTTGAACTGGCGAGTGAATACAGCAGTGCATAATGCGAAACGATTTAGGGCAGCACGTAAGTTAGGGTTTCGTAGCGGCCTTGAGCATAAGATTTCTGAGTATCTGACAGGACTTAAAGTCACATTTGACTACGAGTCTGTAAAGATCGAATGGGAAGACCTTGCTTACAGGACGTATACACCTGACTTTGTGCTGTCCAATGGTATCATCATTGAGACAAAGGGTATGTTTACGGCAGCAGATCGGCGCAAGCATCTTGCCATTAAGCGTCAGCATCCCAATCTAGACATTCGCTTTGTCTTTGAGAACAGCAGACGAAAGCTACGCAAGGGGGCGAAGTCAACCTACGGTGAGTGGTGTATCAAGTATGGGTTTAGGTACTATGACAGGATCATTCCCGAAGATTGGTTAAAAGAGAAGGGGAAAAACAAGCATCCAAAGTTTATTAAATTTGCAGGAACTAAAGTAAAAAGGAGTAAAAAATGACAGAGGAAAACAACACAGAAGAACACGTAACAGAAGAGGACTTTCTCATTCGTGTTCGTCCGGTAAAAACGGACACTGGCAGGTATACCGGAGAAGCAAATTTCTCTGTCATCAGTAGCCAAAACCATGATATACCTGTTGACTTGTATCAAGATATGGAGTATATAGTTAAGTGTATGTTATCTACTATACCATTGATGGAACAGGATGACAACTTCCGCGACTTCGTTGCACATTATGTAGACAGATACTTTACGTATGAGTTCGATGAAAGGGACGAGGTTCCATTGATTGAAGATGTAGATGGAAATGTAATTACTATCAACTTTAACACGAACACGAAAGGTAGTGCATGATGAGACATGAAGAATATATGCGACAGGCTGCAAAACAATCGGACATGGTAAATAGCCCACCCCATTACAACAAGTCTGGCATTGAGTGCATTGATGCCATTCGTGCTGCTACAGAGGATGGGTACGAATATTACCTACAAGGTAACATCATGAAGTACCTGTGGCGTTATCGCTACAAGAATGGTACAGAAGACTTGAAGAAAGCGCAGTGGTATCTCGGTAAGCTGATCGAAGAGGTTGAAGGTTGTTATGATGAGAGTTAAAGTCTTTATTACAATCGACGTTGACCCAGAAGAGTATCCAGTACCAGCAGACGAGAACGTAGCGCAGGACATACAGGACAGTATTGAAGAATACTTTTACGAAGTAGAGGGTGCAAACATACGTAACATTAAAACAATCATGGAGTAACAATATGAACAATTATCTACCAACAGACTATCAGAACTTTATCGCCCTCTCACGGTATGCCCGATGGAAAGAGGATGAGCAACGAAGGGAGACATGGAGTGAAACAGTCGCACGATATTTTGATTACATTACTAAGCATCTGGTCACTAAGCATGATTATCAGCTTTCTGATTCACTGAGGGGTGAACTGGAACAGGCTGTGCTTAACCAAGACATCATGCCAAGCATGAGAGCATTGATGACAGCTGGCCCTGCGCTTGATCGTTGCCATGTAGGTGGCTACAACTGTTCCTACGTACCTGTAGATAATCCTCGTGCATTTGATGAGACAATGTATATTCTCATGTGTGGCACTGGTGTAGGCTTCTCTGTGGAGAGACATCATACAGACAAGCTGCCTATTGTCAATGAACACTTTGAGAATAGTGACACTATAGTCAAGGTTGGCGATAGTCGTCCTGGTTGGGCAAGAGCATTGCGCGAACTTATTTCTCTGCTTTATGCGGGACAAGTACCCCAATGGGATACATCAGAAGTACGTCCAGCTGGCGCACGTCTTAAGACATTTGGTGGACGGGCTAGTGGCCCAGCCCCTCTCGAAGAACTGTTCCAGTTTACTGTAGACATGTTCAAGAAGGCAGCAGGTCGCCGCCTGTACCCTATTGAATGCCATGACTTGATGTGTAAGATTGGTGAAGTTGTTGTCGTCGGGGGTGTCAGACGCAGCGCACTCATCAGTCTGTCCAACCTGAATGATGACCAGATGCGCCATGCAAAGGCAGGACAGTGGTGGGAGAACGAGGGGCAACGTGCGCTGGCTAACAACAGCGTTGCCTACAAAGAGAAGCCACAGATGGGTACATTCATGCGTGAATGGCTTTCACTCTATGAATCAAAGTCTGGTGAACGTGGTATCTTCAACCGTCAGTCTGCACAGAAGCAAGCAGCTAAGAATGGTCGTCGTGAATCTGACCATGACTTTGGGTGCAATCCATGTAGTGAAATTATCTTGCGTCCGTACCAGTTCTGCAATCTGTCTGAGGTTGTAGTCCGTTCTACTGACACGCAACAGACACTGACTGAGAAGGTTCGTCTGGCTACAATCCTTGGCACGTTCCAGTCTACACTGACTGACTTCAAATATCTTCGCAAGATATGGAGAAACAACACAGAGGAAGAACGTCTGCTTGGTGTGTCACTGACTGGCATCATGGATAATGCACTGATGGCAGGTAAGTCTGCACATCTTGGCATGAACATTGGTTCCACACTGAATGCACTCAAAGATGTTGCTGTAGATACAAACTGTCTTCTGTCAGCAGAACTTGGCATCTCACAGTCAGCAGCCATTACCTGTGTCAAGCCTAGTGGTACAGTGTCGCAGCTTGTTGACAGTGCCAGTGGCATTCATGCCCGTCACAATCCATACTATGTGCGTACTGTACGTGGCGACAACAAAGACCCCATCACACAGTTCCTTGTGTCGGAAGGTATTCCAGCAGAACCTGACGTGATGAAGCCGGACAGCACAACTGTGTTCAGCTTCCCCATGCAGTCGCCACCTAGTGCAGTATGTCGCACAGATATGTCAGCAATTGAGCAGCTTGAACTATGGCTTCTGTACCAGCGTCACTGGTGTGAACACAAGCCATCTGTTACCATCTCTGTCAAGGAAGAGGAATGGATGGAAGTAGGTTCATGGGTGTACGAACACTTTGATGAGGTGTCAGGCATCAGCTTCCTGCCATTCAGCGAACACACGTATAAGCAAGCACCGTATCAGGACATTGATGAGGAAACTTACAATGAACTGTTGACACAGATGCCAAAGAGTGTTAATTGGGAGAAGCTACGTGAGTTTGAGAAGGAAGACACTACATCAGGTGGACGTGAACTAGCATGTACGGCTGGTGTGTGTGAAGTGGTTGACCTCAATGCGGCTTGACGTAACTGACTACATTGAACTCAAGAACGGCGGCGCTGTCGTCATCCTTGAGATGGATGAAGAAGCAAGAGAAGACTTGATTTCTGAAGCAATACAGCGTAGAGTAATGGAAGGTTTAGAGAGGATGCCGGATGTCACAGAAAAAGAAACCCAGCTTGAAATTGAAGACTACATCAACGATATGGAAGAAGGGGGACGGATGGATACAGTGGAACCCACCTAGACACCATCCTTGTTACAACGAATGGATGAAACTAAGAGAGAAGGAGCAACAAAATGACTGAACAGCAAAAAGACATTATCAGCGTTAACGGCGAAGAGTACGACGTTGGGGCAATGACTGACCAGCAGAAGTATCTGGTGAGTCAACTTCGTGATCTTAACACTAAGATTGCACAGGCGCAGTTTGGCATTGACCAGCTTCGTGGTGCGCAAGATGCCTTCACAAATGCACTCATTAGTTCTACTCAATCACAGGCAGAGGATGAGGCATCTGATGAGGCGTAATGGTCTTAAAAAATACGACGCCCCACTACGCATTCAGTTCGAGTGGGGCTACGAGGCATTCAAGAAGGGCGGTTCGTTTAACAGGAAAGGACACTACATGCAGATGGTTCCAAACATGGACCCAAACACCATGCAGTACCGTGAGTGGCAGAGGGGCTGGGACACGGCCTACTTTGAAAACTTGGAGAAACTAAATGGACCTAGCGCAAGAAGCTAAACAGTGGATGAAGGAGAAACAATTGAGCAATATTTCGGCATCTCTGTATCAAGAGAAAGCATGTGAAACAGCAATCTTCCCCAAGCATCAGGCTATGGAGTATCTCACTCTTGGCCTGACAGGTGAGGCAGGTGAGATTGCTAACAAGGTGAAGAAGTTTATCAGGGATGGTGCTACACCAGATGAGTATGCAGCTAAGAAGATTGAGATTGGATACGAGATTGGTGACGTTCTGTGGTACTGCGCCGTACTAGCTTCTGAATTGGAGATGAATCTTGGACACATCATGGAAAACAATCTACAGAAACTGGCTAACCGCAAGAATCGCGGCACCCTTTCGGGTAGTGGGGATAATCGCTAGTCGTTTATTTTATCTGTGCATATTTTCATGGCTGCTATACATATTTATTGTTGCAGCTTACCACACATTTACATAAAAAGAGAGGGGGCTTTGCGGCCCCCTTTTTTATTGATCGAAATATCCTGTACCCCGTATCTTTTCTAGATACCTGGCATAATACAATAGTTTTGTATAGTCATACTTACCATCTTCTGGTTCACCGTGTGTCTTATGATAGTAAGACAATGCTCTTTCTCTAGTAACCTTTGGCATCTTTCTAAATCCAGATTTTTCCATAGGATCAAAGCCAAAGCGTTCTTTGTATACAGGTTGCTTGGCGTTGTACTCAACTAAAGACATAATGTCTTGACGATAATCGTGTATCAACGCCTTAATAAAATCTTTCTTTTCTTCTCTTGTTTTATTTTTATACGTGTCGCTGGCCTCAAGTGCGGGTACTACATAGTCTGTCATATACTCACCCATAAACTGCGCAATCAATGCGTCTGCTTCCGGCACACCTGTTTTAGCAAAGATAATGTTACGAGATATCTTTAGTTCAGCCAGTTCTTTTTCTAGCCTGTTCTTTCTTTCGTTATACAGCGCACCGTAAACCTGTCGTGAAAACGGCGTTACTCTGCGTAGGTCTTCTGCACGAGTAGGCGATTGGTAAATCTCTGAGGGGTTAGTTCCAAGCCTCTCAGCAAGAAACTGTTCAATCCTGTAATTAGCTGGAATACGTGCTAGAGATTTATTTATGAAGAAACTCAGCATATCACTAGACTTAGTGTCACGTACAATACGGGCATCATCCGGTGCCGCAAAGGTGTTGTAGGTATCTTGTAGCATAGTCATAGGAATAGTGAATGTGTTGATGACGTTTGCAGCAGCAGATGTAGCTATCTTATTAAGTTTGTCAGGATCATCTTCAGCCATCATATCACGAAGTGCGCTGTCCAGAGCATAAAGCCCCATACCAGCACGGAATTGTGTACCCGATAACGCCTGAATGGCATCTGCTAGTTCGTTACGATCACCGTATAGAGGTCTATCCTGCTCTTTGAACCCAGCAAGATTAGCAACATCTTGGTCAATAGCACGTGCCACAAGATCGCCAACAAACAAGAAGGGTGCCGCTGGGAAGAATGGACGCAAGTCATATGTGCTACCATCTGCCTTCTTACCTTCCCACCAGTTTTCACCGGCATGTTCCGACATACGGTATGCAACAGCACCCATCAACATGCCACTACCAACCAATCCCTTTGCTAGTTCTTCATAGTTGTCTTGGTTCTTGGCAGCAAATCGTACAAATCCAGCATCCAACAAATACAACGGCGAATACTCATATGTAAAGCGCATAGCATTTGCAATGAACCGTGGGAATGGTACAAGAGATGTCGTAAGGAATGGGGCTTTATGAATGCCATTGATAAGCGCACGTGCTACGCCACTGTCTGGAGTCTTTTGGTACGTAAAGTACAACGCCTCTTCAATAGCTTCATCTAACATACGCTTGCCCGTATCTGTACTAAAGGCTTGTTTAAATGTTCCTGAACGTACAATCTCGCGCAGATCAAACTGTTTTGCATCTGGCGTTTCCCCATCCCGCAATCTAGCAGAATAGTTTTCATTTAGCTTTCTTTTCAAGCTACCAATAAATGATGCACGTTTGAACATATTGTCTGAGGCAGTGTTTAGCGCGTTTAAGTTTGCACCTATAGCCCGCATTCGATCTAGCTTAACACCGGATGACATATTGGTTGCATCCGCAATGTCTTGCAACTCTCTAAACAACTGTGTTGCCTTTGTAGAGAATGCTGACTTGAATACAGCTTCAATAGCCATAGCCTCTTTTTTATTTGTTATACCAAACATAACCGCAAATATGTCATCATTTGGTCCTGACACATTTTTACCCACGGCTTTTGAAATACCCCTGTCTAGTGCTTTTGTAACCACGTCAATGCCTAGACGTGCCGCACCAGATACGGTGTTACGAATTGTCGTGCCTGCTTGAGATGTCATTGACGCCAGACGCAGAGAGTCTAAAGCACGTGCGCCACCCAGTGTACGTTGTGCAATACCTACATTGACATCATCTCGCGTAGCGTCCACTTTCTGCAAAAACTTGTTTACACCAGCAGAACCTTCTTTTTCTAGGGTTTCTACTGCTTCGTACAACTCGCCCTTTCGTTGCGCAGAAAAGCCAAACATGTCATCATGTGCGGCATTAAGTAATTCTCTAGCAGACCTACCAGCGCGAAGCGTTCTACCGGCTTCCGATAGATCGGCCATGAACATATTAGCAAAATCATCTGACGTAAGATTATAGCGTTTAAAAATATCTTCTATGTCTGCCTTCTCTGCTATTTCTTTTTCAGACATAGTTCTCAAGCCTCTACTAATAGCTTCAGTAACTCGTTCTTCTTCTACCTTTCCATCAGCCCGTGTAAATTTACGTATACCACCAGCCGCCTCAACCAAGTCTACGGCCATAGCAAAGATACGTTTCTTTTTAGAAGGATCAATAATGATATCAAATGTAGGAATGAAGTCATAATCTTCTGCTAAAGCATCTCCTGCAGCCTCTTTCTGCATTTGATCTTTAACGCGGTCAAACGCTTCATCACCTGCCTTTACATTGTCGGGATTAAGCTGCCGCAAAAGTCTTTTTGTATCGTCTACAACTTTAGTGTCTGCTTTAGTAATAGCTTCTTCAGCATTTAGGTTTGCTTCTTCAATTAACTTTAACGTATTTCTGTCAGCCTCATCCAGCAGATCGCCTACGTTACGTTCTGCAAAAGTCGAGAAGCCACTCTTTGCTAGACCCAGCGCTGCTGCAGCTGGTAGAACACCACTTGCAACAGATGTTACCAGAAGTTCTTTGTTATCAAATTTATCACGCAGGTCTGCTTCGATCTCTGTCTTCTGTGCCGCCACATTTTGTAGCGCACCAAATGCCGCTTCACCTACAACAGTTGTCGGAATAGGATTAGATGCAGCTGCTTGGATCATCCGACTGCCGATACGCTGTGGCTGGAATGCTTGGCGTAGTGTGCCAGCAACTGCAGCCTTACCTGCTTGTGTTGTGGCTATGCCAGCACCCTTACCAATACCAGGAAGAAGTAGCCCCAAATAAGTAGACGGTGCCTTGAGCAATCCTTCAAGGTAATCCCCGAAAGCATTCTCAGCACCGCCCTCTTCATAAAATGCTGGCATCTCTCTGTACGCCTGATACAGCAGACGATAGTCAGCAAGACGCATAGCAGCTTTGTCACTTTTCTTTGCATCTGCAGCTGCCGCTGATACATAGTTGTAGTCACCGGCTGTCGTCATTTCGTTTACATCAAATGACCTGAAGTGTTCAATGAACTCATCAATTACATCTTCATCTTTTACTTTAGTCATGCCGTGACGGTCTGCCAAAAAGCGTTTTGCGGCTTCTCGTACAGCAGGGTTCTTCTTCATGTTTTCGTAGGATATAGCAGAGTTACTAAACACGTCGTCTAGTTGACGATTTTGGTTTATCTCGCCAAGAATACCTCCTTGACTATCCGTAGTCAACTCTGTCTGTCTTACAAGGTCATCCGTCTGTGTGACAATACTTGATGAACCTGATTTACCAAGCTGTTCTAAAATACCCATTATCGCCTCATCAATCCACCACGCGCCATAGGAACTTGTTGCTTGCTTGTCCTGCTACGGAGCGCTTTAAGCTGATCGGGGGTTAGTTTTGTTCTACGACTTGCCAAACTATTTTTCTCAGCAGTTACCTTATCAATAATATCTGCTGCTTGATCTACGAAACTAGGAGTAGACAATCTACGCTTAAATTCATTCTTCATATCGTCTGTCATATTACCAGAAATGTAACGGGCAATCAATGCAACATCTGACATTGCTTTGACATCAGACATGTTCATATCTTGCGTAGGAATGGTTGCTTCTGGTGCAGTCTTTTCTTTTGCTGGTGCTTCACCGGATATATCTTCAACACCGCCTACACGTTCAACGTCACGCCTGTTAGGATTTTCAAGTATAGACTTACGTGCTGTGTTGGCAGGACTATTGACAAGAGTACCATCATCTTTGATACGATAATAGTCATCGCCAATTTTTTTGTACGGAATACGGGAACCCATACCACGGAAAATGACATCAGGTTTTACGGGTTCTTGAACAGACTGGTCAACCGTTGCTTCATCTCTATCTGCTGCGTCTTCAGCAGTTTCAGGTTTAGATACTGCAGAACGCTTAGTTAACTCCTGCGATGCAGCGGTTACTTGTGCATTGGTTGAGGCATCGTCTGAGATAAGTGCAGTAAGTTCTTCTGTAGAAAGTGCGCCATAATCTACATCTGCGCTACGATCCTTGTCACCAAAGATTTGACCAATTATAGTATTTCTGCGGAACGCCGTAGCAAAGTCTGTGTCAGTACCATCTCCACGCATTTCGTCCATAGACATAGTTCCACCAGGTGAAATAGTTTCTATGTCAAATGCGTCAATGCCATCGTCTTCGCCTGTAAAGGCGAGATCAATTAACCTTTTAGATTCTGTTTCAGAAATATTAAATCTCTTACTAATAAAGTCTATTGCTTGTGGCATTCTTAAATCAGGAACGCTAACACCAAAAGGCCCTGTCAGATTTTGTCTATCTAGTGCGTCTCTAATATTTTTAGCAGCTGCTCTGTCTACTAATTCTGTACCAACTACGCCTCTATTTTGTGCGCGGTCAATAAGATATTCCGCTTGATCTCTTGGGATGCCCAAAGTATCAGTTACAATACTGATTGCGCCTATCTTCTGATCTTTTGTCATGATAGTATTATCAGCATACCCAATATCTTTCAGGGATTGTGCGGCCATGTTTGCTGATTCTTCACTAAGAATTTTGGTCACAGCTTCTGCAAATTCTGGATTATCAGGATATATACCCCTAGCATCTCCAATAATGTCGTTATTGCTGTCGCCTCCTCCTTTCATAACCCTTACAAAACCAAGTGGGTCATTCAAAGGATACTTTGCTTGCATGTCTAAAATTTCGTCATTATTTACATTTACATAACCTGCTAGTCGGTTTTTAACTCCGGCTTCATCAAAACCATCATCTTCTGGTTTACTGCCCTTTAAATCTTTGCCGTCAGCAGGTGCTGCACCAGTACCATCTTGCCCTGCATCAGCACCAGTACCTGCGCCTTCTGCCCCACCTGCCTGTCCACCAGTAGCAACGCCGGTACCTACACTATCGCGAGATTCTGCTAGTTTAAAACTATCATCAATCTTTGCATCTAGCTGGATAGCAATATCGTCATACATATCTGTATTCCAGCCGTTTTTCTGGGCAAGAAGTCGGGCTTCATTTACGGCTTCGTTAACATACTGTTTAAACACAGATGCGTCTGTGTTGTTTTCCTTTAATGTCATTGCAAGTTTTACAGCTTCGTCTGTCGTCAGTGTATCACCAAGTTTACCAATCACAAGACCTAATGTCGGATTTGCCATAGACAGCTTTTGCTTTGCATTGTTAAAGACAGTGTTACGTTGTCTGTTCAAGTCTACATCTGTGTAACCTGTCTGGTCTGCAGCAAATGTTTGTAACTGCCGCACTTCTTCCATAGCAGTTTTATATTCTTTGCTATCTTTATATACATCCCCATTAGGACCATCTAGTCTAGCATTAATAAGTTCAAGTTTTCTGTCAGCTTTTGCGGCTGGACCTTTCTTTGCAGAAGGATCAAGTTCAGCAGCTTTGTGTGCCAGTTCAAGTGCTTTGATCGGATCACCATCTCTAGCAGCTATGACGGACTGGTATGCAAACACTTCGTGTGGTCCTACGTCCGCTGCCTCACTCAACTTAATTTTATCATTAATAGCCCGCCTTCTCTTTACAAGATCGGAATACTCTGTATTCTCTGAACCGTCCGCAT